CGTGCTGCCATTCCTGATAGCCTTCAGCAGATATCCCCATCTTCTGGCTTGCCTTGTCTATCTCGTCCATGGATGACGCTGCGGAGCTTGCCATCCCTGTGATAGCTGTCACCGCTCCTGTTGCTGCAGCCGCTACTCCTGCACCAAACTTCGCTACCTTCTTAACGCCGCTTCCAAAGCTCTCAGCCAGCGAATTTGCCTTCTTTTCTGTCTTGGTGATACTTTCATCGGCTTTGGAATTGTCCACCATGATAGTACCGAATAATTCAAATATAGAGGTTGCCATATTATCCCTCCGTTATATCTTAACCTTTTCCCATTTAATGTTATTTATGATCCCCGATACCTTATCCAGTATCTGCTCCTTTGAATGCCGTTCTGCCGGCGGTGAAGACTGGTATTTCTTAAAATCTTCAAACGTCTGGAAGGTCTCTTCTGTCATGGTCGGGAATACTGACACATAAAGCTGCCAGAATCTCTCATCCCTGTATGTCCGGTATGCCTCGCCCAGAAGCTCCATCCCTATCTCAAAGTCAAGGTCAAGCACCGGGAATCCGTATGTCTTAAGAACGAAGCTCAGATCTTTTTCTGCGTCAGCTTCAAGACACTTGTAAAAAAATCAGCCCACTGCTCATGCCCTTCATCGTTCTTAAGCCTGTTTATAAGCACCATGGGATCTGAATTTTCTATATCTTCAATACTGCATTCCAGGACTGATGCCAGGAACTTGCATATCTCTTTCTCTGTCCGTTCGTCGCTCACTCCGGTTATCACTGCAAGCGCGAAATCTATACCCATATCAAGCTTGTTTTTCCCCTCGCTGTCATTTACTATCCTGCGGAGTTCCTCCTTGATATTTGCCTTTGTGATAATCCTAGCCATCGTGAATACGTCTTTAGTCGCTAATTTCCTCATTGTTTTATACCCCTTTCTGCAATAAAGGGCAGGACTCTGATAGTTCTGCCCTTCTGGATAGATAAAATTCATTATTCTGTTACTGTCACCGCAATCGTCAGGGTGTTGCCTGCATGATCTGTAACTGTAATAGTCGCAGTTCCTGCTGCCTCGCCTGTGATAGTGATCGTCCCGCCGCTCACTGAAGTTGAAGCCTTGGTTGTATCAGATGATGTAGCCGTGATGCTGGTGTCATATCCGGTAACCGTTACCGTTGTCGAAGCATTGTCAGCTACGGTCACGCTGTACTTTGATGCCTGCATGATATCAGGATACCAGATATCAAAAGGCGGTGCTGACAAGGTCTCAATCGTGTACCTGCCCTGAAATGTGCAGGGAACCTTTGCTTCGTTGTTGTTCTGTACGTTAATGCTGAGATGTCCGTCTCCTATAGCATTCTTCACCTGAAGGATGATAGGAGCTTCGCTTCCTGACATCGACCCGACGAATGTCACATTTGTTACATAATCCGTCGATACAAAGTCATTCCTTCCTGTGATATGTGTGTATCCGTCTGCATGTGATGAAGATGCTGCCCCGAGCGCTGCCTTGATTGTATCGGCTGTCACCTCTAAAAAAGTGGTCTGCAGGGATACATCCCAGCTGTCAATCTCTTCAAGGTCTGCCACCTTGCCAGGGATGCCGTCAACTTCGATCTGTCTCACATTTGCCTGTGCATCAAATGTTGATCCGCCCTGACATGCTCCCAGAAGCTTTCCTGCTGCCTTTGCGCTCTCATAGGTATCAGTACCTACTACGAAATTCTTAAAGATAGCGCCTTCGCCAAGCATCAGGTGTTTCTTTGTGTCGGCATTTAAGCCGCTTCTAAGCTTATGCATTATTTTTCTCCTTCCTAACTCTGATATATGATGTCAAATGACATATTCATGTGCTTAATATCCTTGTTTTCGTCCGTAACGCTCTTTGCATCGTTATTCGTGTAAAAAGAAGCGATATAATTCGCTCTGCTGAGTATATGTTCATCAAACATATACTCAATGCTGTCAGCAAGGTCACAGAGCTCTTTATCGCCCTGGCTGTTTCCGTTCATCCGGGTGCTCCAAAGGTCAAGCTCAAGCACCATCCGTCTTTCCTGATACGGTCTGACATCAAATATGATCCTCGGATATGTCTTAGTCTCTTTCCCTTCCCGGAAGTATGTCTCGCTGCATTTCGTCAGGAGAAGCGTGCGGATATCTTTAACAAGCTCCATCGTTGTCCGTTTATTCATCGTCAGCTCCTCCCTGCATCTCGTTTTCGTTGATCACTCTCATTGCCTGCACCTGATCTTCTACCCATGGCAGGTATTTTGATTCGATTTCAACTATCGTCTTTATATTTCTTTCTACATTTGTCCTAAGTATTGCCTTCTTCGGCATTGTGCTTGTGCCAAGCTCTTGCTTGACGCCGTACCATGTATTATGCTTGATGCCTACCTGAAGATCGCAATCCTTCTTTCTTACCCAGTATTGGAAAGCTGACTTTTTACCCTTTATACGGTTCGCCATCTTCCCATTATGATGCAGATTTTTCCAAAGCTTATAAGCATTCGTATTGCATTTCCTACATACGAAAGCCCCGACATCCTTCAGGGCCGCCCTTGTCAGCTCACTGATGGTATACTGGCAGTAATCGACGTTTGATACAAATTTTATCCCGTTTTTATCGTATTTTACTACGGATTTCGGCACACTCATTCATCATCAACTCCATATACGGTTATTTCTATTTTCTTCCCGTCCCTGTAAGTCCGGAGCACATTGTAGATTTTGCTCTCATACTCGATCTCCTTCTCGCCCTGGTAATCAAGGTAGTCGGAAAGTATGAATTTCAGCTGTGGCTTTAAACCATCAGCCTGCGCCTGGTAAAATTCGCTCTGCCCTATGCTCTTAAGACCTGCAAAAACGGTCCTGTCTGTCACTGTCCTTACCGGTATCCCATAATCATCAGTGGTTTCGGTGTAGCTCCTCAGCTTAATCACTTGATTGTACATCGTCACCTCCCTCGGGTGTCTCACCCGATTCCGGATTAGGTTCTGGCTGTGGTTCAGGTTCTGGCTGTGGTTCAGGTTCCGGCTCAGGTTCAGGATTAGGCTCTGCAAAGGTGGACTTGCGAAGGCAGTCAAGCTGGTACTGCCAGCTCTTGGAATACTGTTCCGATTCTGTGATGGTGTCAGCATTTTTCATCTGACAAAAGGTGATAATAGCGTCCGTTACCAGAACATTACTATCATCATTAGCCACTGCACTGCTCATTCCGTTCCTTACCATCTCCGCCCTTGCCATCGTTATCTGCTTTGCCAGCAGCGCATCAAGGCTTGTATGGCTTATCCTGAGAGCCATCTTAACATCATCCAATATTGCCATCGTTCATCCTCCAATATTGGGCGGAGCTTCTAGGGGTCTAAAAACTCCGCCCATGCTAACCCGTTCCCGGTATTAGCCGCCTGATTGTTCCCTTGTTACTGTTACGGTATATGTTTTGTCTCCATCATCTCCGGTAACTGTGATTGTCAGAGTATTCTCACCCACTGACCAGTTTGCGCTTGACTCATTCTCAATCTCGGTCTCCCCGACCATGATTGTTATAAGCGCATCCTCAGATGTAGGAGTGGCTGTCACCTTGTTTGACTGATTCGACGTTGTAGCAGTATAGCTGGTCACATCGGAATCAAACGCAGGTGTCAAGGTCAGCCCCGGAGCTGCGCCGATAACCAATGCCGAAAGGGTATTAGCTACAGGCTCATATGTTGACGTGAGCGTTACTGTGTATGTGGTATCACCATCATCACCGGTAACCTTGACCGTCAGCACATTTTCATCACTGTCCGGCACCCATGTCACATCGCTGCCGTTTTCAACTGTCACGCCGTTAAGTTTGACCAAAACTGTGGCAGCTTCGCTTGTAGGTGTTGCGGTAACCTTGTCCTTGATGTTCTCGGTTGTGACCGTGTAAGATGTTACGTCCGAATCAAACTCAGGCGTAAGAGTAAGCGACCCGATCGTCAGCCCCGATAAGGTCTTACTTATGGGGACTTTGCGATGGTAAGAGCTACGAAGCCCTTGCTTACCTTAACCTTGCCGCCAACTTCAACATCACCAACGATGGTGTCCATAAGGCTTGTGAAAGCGAAGTCTTCAGAAACACGT